GGAACCATATGTAAAGAATCCCGACTCGGAAGAGTAATCCCTTTTTACAGTGAGAGATTAGACTTTATAAATGCTAATTCTTGAACTGTTTTGAATAAATACAATTTAAATATTGACGAGGAGGTAGCGATTCTTGAGAAGTATCAGCTAACTCCTGATGAGCTTTTTATAGTTAGATTAATCTTTGTTACAAAAGAAGGTTATCCTGAAAATTATCTATTTAGGTTCTTACAAATAAGTGATAATAAGTCTAATTTTAGAAGTAACTTAGAATCTTTACAGAATAAAGGAGTAATTCTTAAGTCTTATAAGATTCCAGCTAAAGGAGAAAGATTTGATCCTGCAGCTATTCCTTTTAGTAAGAATTTTGAAAATGCAGTATATAGAAGTGCTTTTGATATGGGACAAGAACTATATGAGGCTTATCCAATGTTTGCTACAATACAAGGAGCTACAGTTTCCATAAGAGGAGTATCTAAAAAGTTTGATACTTTGGAAGATGCCTTTCGTTATTATGGTAAACAGATACATTGGAATCAAGAAACTCATAAACATATTCTTGAACTATTAGATTGGGCACAGAATAACACTACATTTATAAACTTCTCTCTTGCTACATTTCTTATAGATAGGAAATGGGAAGAAATAGAAGCTTTAAAGAACGGAGAATTGACTGATATTAACTATAACTCTATGCGCTCTATATGATTACAGAATCAGTATTAGAGCTTATTGAAAGAGGTCGAACAGGTAACAATCAGGGTATATCTATAGGTATGCCTAAGTTAGAGAGTATAATAGATGGGCTTACTAGAGAAACATATTATCTATTATTTGGAGGTACTGGTTCAGGTAAGACTACTTTTGCATTATACTCTTTTATTTATAAACCACTATGTGAGCATTTAGATGATGATGATTTTAGAGTAATCTATTATTCATTAGAAATGTCTGCAAATATGCTATTCCTAAAGCTACTATGTATGCATATATGGGATGAATATCATATTGAAGTATCTCCTAAAGAGCTCATGTCTAGAAAGAAGAACTATATATTAGACGATGATCTCTATCGTATAGTCTTAGAGTGCCAACCTTGGCTTACTAAGATAGAGAGAAAAATCACTGTCTATGATAGAGCTTTAAATGCTCAAGTTCTTTATGCTAATCTTCATTCTGAACTAGAAAAAGAAGGTGAGTTTATAAATACTGATAAAAGAATTCTATTTAAACCAAAGAATCCTAAAAAGATTATTCTTGTCGTTATGGATCATATTGGTCTGGTACGTCCAGGTCAAGGAGCTTCTTTAAAGAGTGAAATCGATCTATGTAGTAAATATCTCTTAACCTTTAGAAATATATGTGGTATTAGTCCACTTGTTCTAATGCAGATTAATAGAGATAGTACTTCTACTGATAGAAGAAAACTAGATATGATTGATCTTAAACTTAGTGATATTAAGGATAGTGGTAATCCAAGTCAAGATGCTGAAGTTATATTAGGAATTCTATCTCCTCACAGGGAACAACTTAATAAATATAAGAAATATGATATTGGAATCTTAGAGGATAGATTTAGGAGTATATCTGTACTTAAGTCTAGATATGGAGAATCCGAAATTCAAATAGGTTCTGCTTTCTATGGTAAAGCTGGACTATTTAAGGAGTTACCTAAAGGAGATCAAATTACTTGTTATGATCCTTATATGGATGTTAGTTATATGTTAGAAGAAAAAATACAAAATGAAGCTGTAGATGAAAACGTAGTTAACTTTAATTTTACAATGTGATTAATGGCAGAAATGATTGCTATTGTTGGTGAGAGTGGTAGTGGAAAGACCACTTCTATTAGAAATTTAAATCCAGAAGAAACTTTTATTATATCTACAACAGGTAAACGTCCAGGTATTAAAGGTGCTAAAAAGAAGTATCCAGATTTCAAAGTTAATAAGGAAACTAAAGAAATGAGTGGTAATTTCTATACATCTTCTAATATTGAGTCCATCAAGCAGATGATGAAAATTGTAAATGCTAAAATGCCCAATGTAAAGGTATTGATTATTGATGATTTTCAATATTTGCAAGCATTTGAAGCTATGGCTAGAGTAGACGAAAAAGGTTATGGTAAGTTTACTGATATGGCTAAGCATGCTTATGAGGCTTTAAAGACTGGTATGGACATGAGAGATGATCTATTTATAGTAGTTTCTACTCATAGTGAAAATACCGGTGATAATCTTAATCCATATTATAAGATTAAGACTCAAGGTAAAATGCTAGATTCAGTAATTACTCTTGAAGGATTGTTTACATATGTACTATTTACTAGAGTACTAAAGGATGAAGCTGATAAAGTTCAGTATAAATTTCTAACCAATAGTGATGGAACTTGTACAGCTAAATCTCCTATGGGATTATTCGAAGATTTACTTATAGATAATGATTTAGATTATGTAATTAAGAAAATCCAGGAATATAACGAAGGAGAATGACACAGAGATTTAAAGTGCTCTTTACTTATGAGCAGGATGATGAAACCGGAGAGGTTAAAGTACTAAACAGGGAGGTCATTAATGATGATCTTCCTAAAGCGAAAAAGACAAGTACTCCTAAAAAGAGTAAAGCAGATGAAAACCCAGATCCAGAACTTATCTTAGAAGACAACAAGTATGTATTAAATACTGCTGCTGTCGAACTTCTTGGAGTTGAAGCCGATGATAGAATTGACATCAAGTTTGAGAAGAGAGATAAGGTAAGAGTTCCAGTAATAGGTTGTAATACAGCCTTTGGAACACAGGGAGGTAATAGATTAACTAAATCCAATACAGTAAGTTATAGAGGTAAGAATCATGACTTACTTGAGGAATATGGAACAGTATTCTCTTTTAAAGAGACAGATAAAGAAGGAATCTACGAGTTAATCGGAGATAAACCTATTCCAGAAGAGAAAGAAGATGATAATGTCAAAATTGTAGATGATGAGGTAGAAGAAATCGGACGTCCAGAAGACCTAGAAGGTATTTTAGACGGAGATGCTACCGAAGTAAATGCAGATGATATTAATTTTAATTTCTAATATGTTAATTTATGGCAAATCCATTTGTTTTTGGTCCAATTGATAAAGTACAAGCAACTGCTGGTGGTAATCGTCGTCTCCGTCCTTGGGACATTTATGAAGTGAAGTTTGTAGAGGCTCGTTATGAGACTTTTAATGGTAAGAAAGAGGATAATAAGGATCAGGTATATGAAGCAATGACTATTCGCTTTGAAAGTGAAGATGGTTATTATGAGGAGAGAGTATTCAATCCAGGTGATAAAGGCAATGAAAGATATAAGAATAAGAATGCAGAAGGTCATGAGTATGAGTCTGCGTCTCCAATGGAGCGTCTTCGTATCTTTATTGCTCAGTTGCTAACTGTACTTGCTCCAGAAAAAATGCCTAAGATGGTAGAGCTTGCTCCTAAAGTTAGTAGCTTTAAGCAGCTAGTAGAAGTAGTTATTAAACTTCTTGAAGGAGCTAAAGGTAAGACTACACATCTAAAGCTCTCTGGTCGTACCGACAAACAAACTAATAGAGTAGTTCCATGTCTTCCTAAGTTTGCTGGTGTAAGCAAGAAGGGTGAATTATTCACTGCAGATAATTTTATTGGTGATAAGTTGTTCTTCTCTCCATACGAAGAGGAACAGAGAAAGAAGTATCAAGAGGCTAAGCCAACTGATATGGATACTAAGACTGATCCAGTAGAAACTTCTGTAGATGATCTTCCTGAAGCTGAAGCTCCACAGGAGGAAATTGATGACTTCGAAGGATTACTTAATC